GAAGAGTGTGAAGACATATACACAGAACCAATGGAGTTAGATGTCATAGCCCTGTGTTGTAATTACACAGAGTACAAAGACTTCGCTGACTTCTATAAGAGCAACGATGACTACTATACCATCGAAGACTTAAAAGATAATCAATGTGTATTACCCATATCAGAAAAATCATGTGGAGAGGGTTTTATATTAGAAAATTTTTAAAGGTACTGGTTTTTGCCAGCACCCTCGCCATGATAGTTGGCACCCCGTGCCTGCTCCGTTGACTCCAGCGAGGCAGTCGCGATTTTTTGCGTGATGCAAATAGATGCATCATGAACACATCGAGAGATGAAGGACATAGGTAATGAGACCACAATCAGCAAAACAGAAGGGCAGACTGCTACAGCAGAAGTTCAGGCAACTGCTCATCGACTTACTAGGATTAGATGCAGAAGACTTGGAGAGTAGACCAATGGGTTCTCAGGGAGAGGACATCATCATCGGTAAGCAATCGAGAGCTGTGTTTCCCTACAGCGTGGAGTGTAAGAATCAGGAAGCACTCAATGTATGGAAGTCATACGACCAAGCCTCGACCAACTGTAAAGGCTATGAACCACTCCTTGTTATCAAGAGAAACAGGAGCAAGGTATTAGTAGTCTTGGATGCAGAACACTTCATCAAGCTACATACTGCCATGCATACGGACAATACATAATGAAGGGATTGTTTGACGATGCAGAGGGATATAGTGTCAATCAATATGACATACAAAGAATATCTTATGCAGAAACAAAGCCTTTTATATTAGACATACACTATGCAAAGAGGATGCCTTCTATCAGTTACGCCTATGGCTTATACCAAGACAATGTATTGATTGGTATGGTCTCCTATGGCTCACCTGCTTCTCCTTCTTTGTGCAAGGGCGTTGCAGGTGAGGAAAATAAACATCATGTTATAGAATTAAATAGGTTGGTGTTAAAGAATAATGAAAAGAATCAGGCATCAATATTAATTGCAGCTTCCTTTAAACTATTGCCTAAGCCTAAGATAATTGTGTCTTATGCTGACACTGCGCAGAATCATTTGGGTGTAGTCTATCAAGCAACCAATTTTATTTTCACTGGTACATCAAAACCTAGAACAGATATGGCAGGTAAGAATGGCAAACACTCAAGACACCATCTTGGTGACAAGACTAAGAGAGTAAATAGAAGTGCCAAGCATAGATATATATATGTACTTGGTAGCAAGACTTGGAAAAAAGATATGATGCGACAATTAAAATATAAACAAATGGACTACCCAAAGGTGAATACATAATGAACTGCTGGCACTGTAAAGAAGAGTTGATATGGGGTAGTGATGAGGATTTAGATGACAGTGAGGTACATGATATGGTGACATATTTATCTTGCCCGGGCTGTTCGTCAGATGTCGAGGTGTACTTGCCCAAGCAACAGGGCAGGGCAGGGCATAGTAATTAGATGAACTTTACGCTGTTATGTGTTAAGAGTAAGGTGAAGGGTACGGTTGAGAGAGACCAATACCCTTTGCTTTGCCCTGAGCATGAGACCCCATTGCTACGCTGTCTGCGTATGCTAAAGGGTATAGGGTATAGTTATATTAATAAGAATAAGAATATATATAGTATAGGTATAGCATATATATAGTATGGATATATAAGGGTTATAGTATGAGATACCCTCTACCCTCTACCCTAACGGATTTAATTTAAGGAGATATGATGACTGAATATAAAAGAAAGAATGGAAAGAAACCACCTAGCACACCACTGGTTAATAGACCCAGTGCTTTTGAAGAAGACCCGGAGTTTGATTTAACTGATATGCAGAATGGATTTGTGTGGCACTATGTCAATGACAATTGCACACAAACTGAGGCAGCGAGAAGAGCAGGGTTCGAGTTCCCAGCCCAAGCTGCTACTAAGTTCCTCAATGGTAAAGACTATCCCAATGTGCTTAAAGCTATAAAGATAAAGAAGCAAGAGCTTGCACATAAGTATGCAATCACTCCTGAGAAGACAGCCAAGATGTTATGGAAGATTAGTGAAGAGGCATACGACAAAGGACAGTTCAATGCATCGGTCTCAGCATTGAGAGAGCTGAATGAATTAGCTGGTCTGAAGATTAAGAAGACAGAGAATCTCAACATATCAGCGTCATTAGATAACATGAGTCATAAGGACATTGAGGGAAGACTAAGGGAGATATTCGGAGGCGATATCATAGATGCTCAGTATGATGATGTATGACATTAGCAGACTTACTCATTGGAGATATATCCTAAGAAAAACCGAGGGAGGGCTTTTTCCCTGTGTAATTCGCCCGATTCTGACCCTAAATAAAAAAACAACGGTATATCAATGAGTTACGCAATGAAAGAGCAGAGACTTGGCAGGACATTAGCATGAGGAGACAACTACTATGTGTCCACAGCGCTAACAAAAGATAATACAGAGCCTCTGTAAGCCCTATAGGTAGGGACTCTATTGGATTCCACTTCATAGGTCGACTTTTATTAAATTATAAGACCCTACCACCAAATATTTGGGGTGGCTGGTCACTGTGTATGTGTAACAGAGTTCGACATATTCTATATTCATTTTTCCAAGTAAGTGTTAATCTCAACAGAAATGTGTATAATGGGTTTATAGAGGACCCATTATGAAAATCAATAAAGAAGCATTAAGAGAATCAATAGCAGACACCCTACTTGGAGCAGTATTCAACTTTCCTCTCTCTTGGCTCACAATTACAATACTCCTAGTATTCACCCACAACTCGTTTATAATTTCTTTAAGCCAATTAATCGTGTTATCAGCTTTGGCTATTGTCAGAAGATATTACACAAGAGTGTATTTTGATAAACACAACAAGAGGAAGACCAGATGAGTACAGAAAAATATGAAGAGGAGTTACAGAGAGTTGTCTTACAACTTGAAGATACGAACAAAGCTCTCTACGAGATAAATAGAAACCTAGCCAATTTGGTTTTACTCCATCAAGTACAACTGGTTGCTCTGGAAGAATCATTGCAGGTTCCAGAGAACGAAATCCTAGAGCCAAAAAAGAAAATACATTAATTTCAATATAAGTGTTGACTCCAATACTTAATACCCTTATAATAAACACTGTAACAAACAACATATTAATAGGAGTTTATAATATGGAACTTAGAAAAGAGAAAACAGGTTGGACCTACCACGGAGACAATTACACCTTCGTCTTGTCTGACGAGTGCTACCACGAATATGTGTGCTTGATAATCAAGCCAACGCATATCAAGGTATTAAAGAATTTCAGCGACATGTCTAATAAAGATCTGAAAGCTGTAATTATTAAAGACTGGTTTCAAGAACAGAACGAGGATGTAAAGAATCGTAATAACGAAAAGGCAAAGCAACGCAGAGCCAATACAAAGGTGGTGAAATAATGGAAAAGCAGAAAGAGACGAGAATACAAAGATTAACCAAGGCACTTTCGGGCAGCCTCAGCGAGGAGATATCATTGGTTTGTCAACATCATGGACCTAAGACATTCACCATAGGCAAATTCCTAGAAAGCCAAACAGCGTGTGCATTGTGCAAGAGCCAATTACCGATATGGCATAAAGACCAATTAGTCGCACCAGTAATGATTGCATTGAATAGGCTAAGGTCTGACGAAGAGAATGAGAGGAAAGAGAAGGCTAAGGCAGAGAAGGAGGCTAGTAATGAGTAATTCAGATGGGGGCAAAGGCTCCCGCCAAAGACCAATTCTTGACCAAAAGGAGTTCGACAAAAATTTTTCGCGAATATTCTCAAAGTCGAAGAGAAAGATTGTAAAGGATGATAAGGCGAAAGGAGAGGCGAAATGAAAAAGTATTTTAAAGCCAAGGTTGAAAAAGGTCACGAAATACCACCTAAGAAGGAAAGAGGAGCTAAGTACATTGATTTTTTAAATAGCTTGGAGGTAGGCGACTCGTTTATTGTGGAAGATGAAAATGACGCAAATGGAATTAGACAAGCTGGTTACTGGGTAGGCAGAAAGTTTACTGTAAGAAAGACTTACTCTGACAAAGACATAAAGAAGTTTACTTTTAGAATGTGGTACACAGAGAAAGTAGAGCCTATAACTAGGCGTAGCAAAAATCCCAAGAGCCTAAGCCTGATAAACAATGAACAAGAGATTACCAGCAACAGCTTTAATGATTTGACCAATGGCAGAATACCTAATGATATTCTTTTTCTTGCTGAACAGCTCGAAGAGAACAAAATGATTGTTGAAGACATGAAGAAAATCAACAAGGTCGTACTAGAAGAATTGAGCAAATATAATACAAATTTAGAGGATAAATAATGTCTACATCGAAATTAATACTAGAGATAGTGCAGCTTTTTAAACAGATGGATAAAAAGGAAGCACAGAAAGAACTGATTGAAATACTCAAAAAGATACAGAAGGGAGAGCAATGGAAGCACTAGAATACGAATCAATCTACGGATATTGCAGGGTATCGTCTGATGAGCAAGCTAAGAACGGAACTTCACTTGGCGAGCAGAAGAAGACGATTACCAAGATGTCACTCTACCTTTTTGACAAAGAACCTGATGGTTTTTACATAGACGATGGTGTCAGTGGTACTTTAGACTTTGACAATAGACCACAAGGCAAAGAGCTTACAAGAAACCTAGAACCTAATGATGTGGTGCTAGTCGCCAAGCTGGACAGGTTAATTCGTAGATTAAGCGTGCTTTGTCATATCAGGGATGATTTTAATGAACTAAACATACATTTGTTTGCTCATGACATTCTTGGTGGTGCTGAGTCTATAAGTACCTCTAGGTCTCCGAATGTAAACATGTTTGTCAATATGATGGGTACCTTTGCAGAATGGGATAAGGAAGAAACAGCTAGAAAGTTGTATCAAGGCAAGATGGCATGTGTAGAACAAGGCAGACATATAGGCGGTGGAGTTCCTTTTGGTTATGAGTTAATCAAAGAAGGAAAGCACAGATACCTCAAAGAGATACCTGAACAGCAACAAATCATCCAATATGTGGACAGGTCACTCGAAAGACACAAGAAAAGTGGCAGGAAAACGCCTTGGCGTAGCATTTCTAAGCAAATTGGTTCTTTATACAAGATAGATATACCACCTTGGAAAGTTTCGAGAATTGCTCTTAGAAAGCTTAAAGATAGGGCAAGTGTGTGATATATTTGACCCATGTTAAATAAAGATGGCACATACCCACATGATGTAGGTTCTATTGAGCCAATACCCATAAACGAAAGAACGCCTATACTCGATGTACTTCCATCACAAATAAAAAGTGCAGTTCAGGGTATAGGTGGTTTACTTAACGACCCTCTTATGGCGATGCCCGGTGGCTTCGCTAGGATGCCATTAAAGAAATTAATGCAAGAATTAGCAAAGAGAGAAACTCTTTACAAGAAACATGGTGACACATTCCAAAGAGCTTACAAAGTTCAGCAGAGTGCAAGAAGAGATGGCTACCTTCCAGACATTGATGGAAGCCAAAAAATAATGAATAATGCTAATAACATGGGCAAGAAAATTAAATCAGAAATGGACGAGCTAACACAACTTATAAAAAACCATGGCAACTCTTGATAATATAAATATATTCGCAAACGGTGGTCCTGCTGAGAATACTATTGAAGATGAATACCAAAACCTTGTAGCTGTTTTTGAATCGCCCATGGTTATGGGTACACCACCCACGTTTGAAGAATTTGTTGCTACGCGACAAAAATCCCAAGCAGCAGATGTAGCTAGAGAAACTATGCTTAGTCAGCTTGGTGAAGGCAATGTTAAACAAGCCTACGAAGAAGGTTTTACTCAACTTCCCATGGCAGAGCAAATAGCTGCCTATGTTAATCCAGTTACAGGCGTGCCGATTGAAGGTTACGAGACGGGTTACTTTGC